CGAGCTCCGCGCGCGAGCGTGCCCACAGCACGGCCTCGGCCAGGTCCTCCAGGTCGATCAGCCACCGGGCGGCCAGGTCCCGCGCGGCCTGCTCCTCGGTGGGCGAGCAGCCGCCGGCATGCCCGAGCTCGACGTGAGCCAGCTCGTGCGCGATCGTGCACCGGCGCTGCACCTGCGACTGGTCGGGGTGCATGACGATCACGCTGACCCCGTCGGTCTCCCCCAGCCGACCTGGCATGCGCCGCCACGAGAGGTCGATGTGCGGTCGGGACCGCAGTCTTCTCCACGGGTGGAACATGCCGACGACGCTAGCGACGACCACCCACACGCAGGTCAGCGCCCCGGCCCCGACCCGCGCGCCGCCCCGTGATCACGCGGGGTCGAAGCCCTCGCGGTCCTGCGACTCCTCGCCGGTGGTGGCGTCCGGCGCGTGCGCGGGGGTGCCGCGGCGTGCCGCGAGCGCCAGATCGTCCCGCCGCACGGCGCCCTCGGCACCCTCCGTGCCCTCGGCCAGCCGCTCCGGCAGGTAGCCCGCGTCGGTCATCGCGGCCTCGAAGACCACCAGGTACGGCGTCTCGATCTCGGCTGCCAGCGCCCGCAGGTTCTCCGGCGACGGCACCGCGACGCCCTTGATCCAGTTGCCCACCGACGTCCGGCTCACGCCGATCGCCGCGGCGATCCGGGCATCCGCCACCGGGTACTTCTGCCGGTCCCGGTAGGCCTGGACCAGCTTGCCGATCTCGCTCATGCGGGCTCCCACTCCCCGTCGGGCTCCTGGCTGCTCTCCCCCGTGGTGCCGTCCGGCGCGTGGGCGGGTGCCCCGGGCCGTGCGGCGAGCGTCATCTCGTCCTGCGTGGGCGCGCCGGCGAGGGCGCGCTCCTGGTCGATCAGCACCCGGATCAGCTCGATCACCGCGCGCCGGGACCGCGGCGACAGCGCGTCCACACCCGCGGGCAGCTCGTCGGCGAACGGGGTGCCGGGGGCAGGCAGGCCGCCTGCGGCGGACGCGACCTCCTGCGGGACACCGGCCAGCCAGGCGATCGCGCGGACCGTGCCCTCGCCCGGGCGCGCCCGGTGGGCGCCGGAGCGGATCTGGTTGACCGTCGCGTGCGAGATCGGCAGACCGTGCTCGGTGGCGATCTCGGCCAGCCGTCGTCCCGACGTCGTGCCGTGCCGGTGCGCGGCGGCGTCGAGCAGGCCGCGCAGCGTCGGGCTCTCGGTCACCTGGGAGTGCTCCTGTTGTCGGGGCGATCGGGCACCGCGTGCACCGCGGGTACCGGCACAACCTACCGGTCACGTGGCCGATCGACTCGGCGCTGTCAGTGGCTTCCGGCACACTTGTCACCTGCCAATCGACCAAGGAGGAGCCCGATGCTCACCACCCTCGCCGACGCGGTCCGCGCCGGCGGTCTGCCCGTCACCGAGATCGACGGCTGGCGCACCCGGGGACACGGCTCGCTCACCGCCGTGCGCGGCGCGCTCTGCCACCACACCGCCGGACCCGCCGTCGGCGACTTCCCCTCGCTCGCCACCGTCCGCGACGGACGGCCCGACCTGCCCGGACCGCTCGCCCAGCTCGGCCTCGCCCGGTCCGGCACCGTCCTGGTGATCGCCGCCGGCCTCGCGTACCACGCGGGTGCCGGATCGGGCTTCGGCCTGCCCGCCGACGGCGCCAACCGCTACCTGATCGGCATCGAGGCGGAGTCCACCGGCGCACCCGAGGGCGACTGGACCCCCGCGCAGCTCGACGCCTACCCCCGGCTCGCCGCCGCGCTCGCCCGCGCCTACGGATTCGGCGCGGACCGGGTGATCGGGCACGCCGAGTGGGCCCCCGGACGCAAGGTCGACCCGCGCGGCTGGCCCGGCGGCATGGCGGGCCTGCGGGCGTCGGTGGCGACCCTGCTCGGCACGACCCCCGACGCCGCGACCCCGGCGATCGACGTCGACGGCGTCCGCGGCACCGCCACGGTGACCCGCTGGCAGCAGGTCCTGGGCACCCCGGTGGACGGGTCGATCTCCCGGCCGTCGCCGCTGATCCGCGCCGACCAGCACCACCTCGCCGCCTCGCTGGGCGATCCGGACCTGGCCGCCGACGGGATCGAGGGCCCGCGCACCGTCCGCGCCCGGCAGACCTGGCTGTACCGGACCCGCGCCGCCGAGCTGCTCGGCCGCGCCGCCCGACCCGGGGACGTCGACGGGATCCTCGGACCGGAGACCACCCGCCTGCACCAGCACGCGCTCAACCTGGCCGCACCAGGATCCGGGAGGTACTGATGCCACCCCTGGTCCCGGACGCCCCGTGGTGGGCGAACGCCCTGCTGGTCGCCGCCGTGCTCGCCGTCGTCCCGGCGCTCACCACCTGGCTGACCGCCCGGCCCGCCCGCCGCACCCTGCGCCGGGTGGCCGAGGACGCCCGCACCGCCGCCGCGCAGACCGCCAACGAGCACGACGACAGCCCGTACCCCAACCTCCGCGACGAGCTCACCGCGATCCGCGAGGGCCAGGAGTCGCTGCGCCGCACCGTCGCCCTGCTCGCGGAGGCCCACGAGTCCACCCGGGGCGACCTGGGCGGACTGCACTCCGAGGTCCGTGACCTGCGCCTCGACCTGGGCGGCGTGCGCGCCGACGCCCGACGCGACCGCCGCGACCTGGCCGACCTGCGCCGCCAGATCCCCGACCCGACCCCCGATCCGATCCACCACCAAGGAGCACATCGATGACCACCCCCACCACACCCCTGGGCGACTACGGCGCCTCCCTGCTGCGCACCACCGTGCCCGCCGTCTGGGGCACCGCCGTCGCCGGCCTGCTCGCCTGGGCCGGCCCACGGCTGCCCGGCGGCCTGGGCGACACCCTCGGCGTCCTGCTGCGGTCCGAGCTGGTCAGCGGGCTGCTCGTCGCCGCGTCGATCGCCGGCTGGTACGCGCTGGCCCGACGGCTGGAGCGCCGGCTGCCCGCGTGGCTGGTGCGCGCCGCACTGGGCTCGACGGCGAGCCCGACCTATCCGCGCGAGCCTGACGTCCAGCAGTAGTGGACGTGTTCGATCGCACCGCTTGACATCGAACAGGTGTTCGAGCATGATGGAGGCATCGGGAGAACAGCCCTGACGATCTTGATCCAACGATCCGCACCACGATCCCGGCAGACTCTTCGCCTGTCGCATGCGTCCAGCATTAATGGACGTTCGGTTCAGCAACACATATCACTGCCGCCCCGCGAACCCAGGGCGGCCCAGCAGAGAGGAGAGGACATGGCCGTCAGCGAGAACGGCTGGACCGTCATCGAGTCCGGCAGCGACCCACGGCTCCAGGCCTTCCCATGGGTGACCGGCAAGGTCCTCGCCGGGGACGTCTTCACCGTCCTGGAGTACGTCGCCCGCCGGTTCCACACCGAGGTCGAGGGCATCGACCTCGACAGCTCCTGGGGGTACTCGCACCGCTACATCGGGGACACCACCACCTGGTCCAACCACGCGTCCGGCACCGCGATCGACCTGAACGCCACCCTGCACCCGCTCGGTGTCGTCGGCACGTTCACCTCGACCCAACGGGCCGCGATCGACCAGATCCTCGCCGCCACCAGCCCTGTCATCCGATGGGGCGGCGGCGATCAGTACGACACCAAGGACGAGATGCACTTCGAGATCAACGAGGGCATCTCGGCGGCCGAGGTCGCCACCGTCGCCGCCGGCCTCGGCGGCGGCACCAACCCCACCAACCCCACGAGTCCTGAGGAGGACGACATGCGCATCGCACTCATCACCACCACCGGCACCAGCGCCTGGGCCGCCACCGACGGCCTGCGCAAGCGGATCCTCGCCCCCGGCGAGCCGCAGATCCTCGCCGACCTCGGCCTGATCGACCAGAGCCAGGTCGCCACCGCCAAGTGGATCCCGAACGCCCGGTTCGACGCCCTGCCGACCGTCGGCTGACCGCCGAGCACCACGAAACACAGAGAGGAGCGCAACATGACCACCTGGGGACCGCCGATCGAGAACGGCCGACTCACCTCGCCCTACGGAGAGATGCGCGAGAACGGCAAGCACATGGGCACCGACATCGGCCCGCCGACTCCCGGCCAGCGAGACGTCCCGGTGTACTCCATGGGACCCGGCGTCGTGGTGAGCACCGGCATGTCCGCCATCCGCGGCTACTGGGTGCTCGTCCAGCACGACGACGGCACCTACTCGCGGTACCAGCACTTCAACTCGCCCTCGACCGTCGCGGTCGGCGCGCGGGTCGCCGCCGGCACCGCAGTCGGCATCTGCGGCGACCTCGGCACCAATGTCACGGGCGTGCACCTGCACCTCGAGGTCACCCCCGCCGGACCCAACCCCGGGGATGGCCAGGACCGCGCCATCGACGCCGAGCCCTGGGCCCTCGACCGCGGAGTCGACCTCCGCAACCTCGGCACCCTTCCCACCAACCCCACGAGTCCTGAGGAGGACGACATGCGCATCGCACTCATCACCACCACCGGCACCA